GTCCTTATCCTCGCTCCACTCCATGCCCTGCGGGATCAGCCACAGGTCCCCATCCTGGTGCAAGGTCCAGACAATGCCGTCAGCGTCGGTTATGACGCAATTGGTTAGGACCTGATCCCACGACTCCCAGTAGTTCTCCGAGTCCGGACCTGCCTCAAGCGACGTCCAGTCCTCAGGCTCAACACCCCCAGTGACGTACTCGCGGTTGATCGACTGCGCGAAGTGCTGCGGAATGTAGATACCGCGCGCGGAGTCGGAGAACAGCAGCGGCTCAGGATTGGTTTTCAGCGACGTTGACATGACAGATTCTCCCACAGGGTTAAATGATGAAATCGGGCTCAGTTTGCTGGGGATCAGCAAACCACTTCTTTTCCAGGAGCAGGTCCGTAGCAAGCTCCGCGGCCTCCTCAGCGTCGAGTCGCGTGTCCGGCAGATAGGACCATACCGCGACGAACAGCGGCTCAAAGCCGCATTGCCAGCCAACGAGACGCACCAAGCGCGCGTCCCGTGGCATCTCGTCCAATGTGCGCTCGTTCATGGCGTCATCAACCGCGAACGAAAGATAGGTGAGGGCTTCAGCTCGTTGCATCGTCATTGCCTCCTAGAAAAATGCCGTTGTGCCAATCCTCCAAAATCTTTTGCAGCGCGGTCCGCGCTGTGAGGACCGCGAAGCGCTGCGGCTCTGTCAGTTTGGTTTGCAGAGACGCGGAGAACGTCGCAATGCGACGTTCCACCCGCACAAGTTTGGGGTCGATCATGCTTCAATGTCCTTTCGGTTGCTTGTCGAGATAGCGCCAGACCTGACGCAGGATGACGCAGCGCGCTTGCTCGCTGCGCTCCATGAAATCACGTTCGCTGCGGATCATTCCAAGGCTGATCGCCAGGAACACCAGGGCTTCTGTGGTCATATCGACGTTGGGGTTAAACATTGACAGGTTCTCCAAGGGCTGAAACGCCCTCGGAATGTTCTAGGACCAATGGGCAGCGAATGCAAGAGAAAAAGATGCAACTGGAAAGAGAATGTATCCAAAACCTATCCAAGCGGACTTGGATAGGTTTACTAGAGAGGATGATTTCAAATATATATTCATATAATCAACCACTTAGCCTATCCAAGGCAAACCTATCCAAAACGTATCCAAATGCGCTTGGATACGTTTGGATAGGTCGGGGATTTGGAGGACCGCGGGACCTGCGAAAATTTCCAAGCTTATTCGCGCAATTTGCACCAGGGAGACAACAAGGTTTAAGTTTCGGGTTCTGTGGATCGTCCGAAGGATTTTCAGGCAATGGCTCCCAAGACCCCGAAAAAGACTCCGAAAACGAGCGCTCGCAAATCAGACGCAACGCGGAGCTCTGATGCATGGTCACCAGCGAAACAACGCGCTGTGGAAGCTAAGCGGCTCGCGGCGCTGCGCGCGAGCGCAGCAGCGCGGCGCGCTGCTCGTGAGGCATCGCGAGTAGCAGAGCCCGCACAACCGCAGCGCGACACGCGCCGCGGTTGTGCTGACGCTGCTACTCGCCCGAGCGCTCCAGACGGTAGCGCCACAGCGCGTAGCACTGTGAGCGCTACCCCGGGTCACGGTCACAGGGAGAGCCCTGCTGTACCCCCTCCGTATCAATCGGGATCGCCGGGCGCGGGACTCCAGCCGCGAAGTCGTTTGTCATCGCGCCCAGAAAACTCGAGTCTACCCAAGGTTGTAAAGCCCCGCTTGCGCAATAGGATGCGCGGAATGGGCCGCATGGGGATGCTGCTGAAGGATGCCATTATCCGTGCCGCGGACCTGGAGGGCGGCGGCAACGGCGCCGATCATGACGGCTTGATCAGGTGGCTGAGGAAACAGGCCCGCACCCACCCTGTTGCTTTTATGGGATTGCTCGCTAAGGTGATCCCCCTTCAAATCCAGGCACACAGTCTCCAAGCGATCAGCGTAGAGATTGTGAAACGTGACACGCAGCAATCTACCGGACGTCCTCCGCTCACGATCGAGCATTCGCCTCCCAAATAACTGGGAGCCGCGCTGGTATCAAAATTCCCTGTGGGACTTCCTGCAGGCAGGGGGAAAACGTGCAATTGCGATTTGGCACCGGCGTGCGGGGAAGGATGACGTGGCATTGCATCATGCTGCGTGCTCCGCCTTCGAACGAGTGGGAAATTATTGGCACTGCCTCCCGGAGTTTGAGCAGGGCAGAAAAGCTATTTGGACCGCTGTCAACTCTCACACCGGCAAACGACGGATCGACGAAGCCTTTCCTGTGGAGCTGCGGGAGGCGACCAATGAAAACGAGATGTTTATCAGGTTCAAGAATGGGAGCACGTGGCAAGTCATCGGGAGCGATCGCTATGATGCGACCCTTGGCAGTTCTACTGTTGGGATCACTTATTCTGAGTGGGCTTTGGCTAACCCACAGGCATGGGCTTATCATAGACCTATTCTGGAGGAAAACGACGGCTGGGCTCTATTCATCACGACACCCCGCGGACGAAATCATGCCAAGGCGCTGTACGACTACGCCAAACACGGAAACGATTCTCGCTGGTTTGGCCAGTTGCTCACCATCAAGGACACCGGCGCCCTCACCAGACAGCAGTGTCGCGACGCGCTGAGCGAGTATCAGCAGCTCTTCGGGGAGGACGTCGGCCGTGCCCAGTATGAGCAGGAGTATTTGTGCTCGTTCAATGCGGCTATTCTCGGCGCTTACTTCGCGCTGGAGATGCAGCGCGTGCGGAGCGAGGATCGCGTACAGCCTGTTCCGGCAGACCTCCACGCGCCGGTGCACCGCGCCTGGGACATCGGGGTGCGCGATGATACGTCTATCTGGTGGTGGCAGCAGCAGGGCGCCCAGATCATGATCCTGGACGATTACTCCGCCTCTCAGATGGGGGTGGAGCACTTCGCGGATGAGGTCAGGCAGCGCAGAGAGCAGTACGGCTGGCTCGACGGCAACGATTACGTGCCGCATGACGCCAAGGTCAAGGAGTGGGGAAGCTCGCGGACCCGCATTGAGTCCATGCAGCTCTATGGACTGCACCCGCTGCTGGTGCCCAACGCGACGTTTCAGGATGGGATCGAGGCGGCGCGCAGGACGCTGCCGTTCTGCGTGTTTCATCCGCGGTGTGAGGCGCATGGGTTAGCAGCGCTAGAGCAATACCGCAGAGAATGGGACCCAGAGCGAAAAGCGTTCCGCACCACAGACGTTCACGACTGGTGCTCGCATCCCGCAGCGGCATTTCGCTATCTGGGACTTGCGTGGCGACCTCTATCCGTTCCATCTTATCGGCCTCGCACACGCTCCAGGGGGTGGATCATTCCGCCCCCGGAGGAGGTTGTTACGCACAGAGGGATCAGATTATGACCAACGAGTCGAAATTCGCTCCATTGGCTGAGGCGCAGCGCAAGGCGCAGGAGCAGCAGGAGCACTGGGACGCGAAGCGTGCGCAGCGGCAGGCGCAGGAGCTGCGGGGTCAAGGCGCGGTTGAGGGGACCGTGGGAGAGATGCAGCAGCAGCGGCAGCAGCAGGAGCACGCGGCGAACCTGCAGGGCAACTACCCGCGCGCCAAGCCTTTTGTGGAAGAGCCGGAGATAATCATCAACGGGGTGACGCTGACGGAGGGGCAAGCCGCGTCGGTGAGGGTGGCGTGCACCAACTATCACATGCAGTGCTCGGATGCGATCGAGGCGCAGCGGATCGGCAAGATTGCGCTGGGCTACAAGGTGCGGCTCGCGGAAGTGATGGGAGTGATCCTGCGTGGCAAGCCTGTGGATAACCCGCTGGGGAAGTGACGCGCTGATCGAGCTGCCCTGCGGGGAGTGTCATCTCAAGCCGGGCGAGACGTGTGATATCTGCGGGAGGACGATGATGGAAGAGGTTGACCAAACCATAGGAGAAAACACATTGAGCGATTTTCCATACAAGCCGCTGCCCGTGTCGGGCTACGTGTCGCAGGATGACTGGGCTGTGGACAACGTGAATGACATGAAGCGCAACGAGGAGCTGATCCTCCGTCGACTCGATTTTCTGGCGAAGCAGGAGCGCACCGATAAGCGCTGGCTTGCCATCGGCCGGACCAAGATCGAGGAGGCGTTCATGGCGATCAATCGGTCGATTTTCAAGCCGCAGCGGATCGAGCTGAGCAGTGACAGAGAGTTGCCTGATCAACGTGGGTAGTGAGTGGCCCGGCTATGACGATCAGGTGCCGCGGCCGGGCACCGAATGGTGCCCCGCCTGCTCCGGCTATCGGGCTCCCTGTGGGCGCCACAACTGCCCGCTGACGCGCGGCGTGCTCATTTCGCTGACGCGCGAGGAAACGGCGTGGCTCAAGGCGGCATTGCAGATGCTGCTGAGCAAGCTATAAGTCGAGACTAGGCACACGTCCGGACTGATTGCGCGCGCGGCGCGAGAGGACGTGATGGCCGGCTCAATGAAGGACTATCCGGGCAAAGTCGCTGATAACTCAGCGGAAAAAGCCCCGCCGTTCCCCGCAGGCGTCAATCCGGCAGACGACTCCAAGCGCTCCAAGACGTCGCGCTATTGGATGGATCAGCTTGAGCAGTCGGAGGAAGCCTACAAGGAGTGGAACACTTCCTGCGACAACATCGACAAGCTTTTTGGCTCGCTGCAGCGGCTCTCCAACGCGGTGCGAGACAAGGAATTTCAACTCTTTTGGGCGAACATTGCGGTCATGGGACCGTCAATCTACGCGCGCCCTCCGGTCCCTGTGGTGGTGCCGAAATTCAAGGACCGCCGCCCAGTGTTTCAGGTATCGGCAGAAGTCATGGAGCGGTGCTGCATCGTCGCGTTCGATGACTGCGACATCGACGACCTGATGATTCAAATCCGTGATGACGTGATCCTTGCTGGACGTGGCGTAGCATGGCCACGCTTTGAGTCGGCAAAAGGCCGCAACCCGGAGAAGGTGAGTATAGATTTCAAGCATAGGAGGGACTTTCTACATTCGGTCTCTAGAAACTGGGCGGAGGTTGGGTGGGTTGCCGCTGCTGCGTACCTGACAGCGGAAGAAGCTAAAGCTAGGTTCGAACCGACGTCCGGAGATGCTTACAAAACAGCGACCTATCGAATCGACAAGGACGTCAAGGATCAGGGAGGCACGGACGAGACGCTTCGCGCCAAGTTCTGGGAAATCTGGAGCAAGCTGGACAACCAAGTGTATTGGGTGACGGAGGGCGTTGAGGACCTCCTTGATGTTGACGACCCTCACATGGAATTTCGCGATTTCTTCCCCTGCCCCCGCCCCGCTTATTCCACGCTGCAGCGCGGATCGCTGATCCCGATCCCCGATGTGATGTACTACAAGGATCAGCTTGACGAAGTGAACCTCCTCACCGGACGCATTCATGCGCTGAGTGAGGCGCTGGAAGTTAAGGGGTTCTATCCAGCCGGGGGGGCGGAATTGGGAGATGCCGTAGAGGCTGCAGTCAAGATGAAAAGCGCCTCGCGGATTCTTGTACCCGTCAGCAACTGGGCGGCGTTCGGAGGCACCAAGGAAGTCATCATCTGGCTTCCAATCGACATGATCGCCAACGTCATCACAGGCTGTGTGCAGCTTCGCAAGCAGGTGATTGACGACATCTACCAGATCATGGGCTTGTCCGACATCATGCGCGGTGCGACCGATCCACAGGAGACCCTGGGGGCTCAGCAGCTCAAGACTCAGTACGGCTCCGTCCGCGTCCGTGACAAGCAGCGAAATATGGCGCATATGGCGAAAGCCCTTGTGCTGAAAACGATTGAAGTGATCACGGAGAAGTTCTCCGCGCAGACTATCCTACAAATGTGTCAGATGCAGCTTCCCACAAAGGCTGAGCTTAAACAGCAGATGATGGGGATCGAGCAGCAGCTCAATCAGCAGAAGGCGCAGGTCGGGCGGATCGTGCAGATGCCGCAGGTGCAGCAGGCGGTCTCCAAGAACCCCGGCATGGCGCAGCAGGGTATCCAGCAGTTTCAGCAGGTGCAGGCGCACGCCCAGCAGATGATGACGCAGCTTGCCTCCAAGCCCACTGTGGAGGATGTGATGGCCTTCATCCGGAACAACCGGGCGAGGGCGTACGTGCTCGATATCGAGACGGACTCAACGATCTTCCCGGACGAACAGTTGGAGAAGCAGCGCCGCGCCGAGTTTATGCAGGTGCTTTCCCAGTTGCTGCCGCAGCTCGCGCAGTTGATCGCGGCGAAACCGGAGAGCGCGCAGTTCTGCGGCGAGCTGCTTAAGTTCGCCATTGCGCCCTACCGCGTAGGTCGCTCGCTGGACGGTGCAATAGATCAGCTTGTCGCACAGATGGAGCAGGGCGGAAGTCAACAGCAGCAGCCGTCGATTCAACAGCAGCAACTCGAGTTTGAGCAGCAGAAACTTCAATGGCAGGGCTCCGAGAACGATAAGGACCGTCAGCTTAAGATGCAGGAGGCTGCCAGTCAGGAGCGGATCGAGCAAATGAAAATGTCCGGGCAGCAGGCGGTTGCTCGCGGCGACGCGCAGAACGATATGCGCGAGTCGAACGCCAAGGTTCTGCAGATTGCCGCCAAGACGCAGCAGGACAAGCAGAAGGGTGATACCGCGATGATGCTGGCACAGCAAAAGTCAATGCTTGCCCAGCGGGAGTCTGAGAACCGGCAGGCTATGGCGCGCGAGGATGCCGCGTCGCGCAGGCAGCAGGCTGGCGAGATGCATCAGCAGCGCATGCAGCAGGCGGCAGCGCGCCCGCCTCCGGCCGGACCTGGAGGGCTTAGGTGACCAATTGCTTAGGCACCGTGGAGTTCTGGACAACTGTGGTGATCTCCGTCTGCGCAGGCGGGCTGATAGGCGTGTTCGCCATGGCGCTGATCAATTTGGCGTCGACTCGACCGAGGAGTGACTGATGGCCACGTTCCAAGCCGGGAAGAATTGGAAAGACGTCGATCAGAAGTTTCTGGAGACGCTCAAAGCCTATGCCGAAAAATTCGAGGCTAATTCCGGCTATGACGTGAGCTTCTACTCCGGCTATCGGCCGGGCTCCGGGCAGTCG